GAAGGAAGTCAAGGCTTCTAAAACACAAAAGCCAAAAGAAACTAAAGAATCTAAGGCTAAGGAAGAACCCAAAGCAAAATTGGTAAAAACTACTACCAAAAAAGCTTCTACTAAAAAGGAAGAAGTTGTCAAGGAAGTTGCCAAACAACAGAAACCCAATATCATCGAACAAGTAATCTCCAATCGGGAAGTGAAATACATTTACCCAGATGATGTTACTGATACTCTTTCAAGAAAGAAATGGAGACAACAAACCCGTAATGAACTTCGTAAATTGGAAAGGGAAATGCTCCGAATCCAAGATCATAACTCTAAAGAATACAAGTCTGCCCAAAATAAATATATTACCTTCCAGAAAAAAGTACTAAAGGTAGATGAAGCAGTATAATTAATCCTTTGTTAACCCGGGACTGGGAACACATTAGTTTGCTATTTTCAAATTCCCAGTCCCATATTTATTTTGGTTATGGACTATCGAATATTCTCCGATAAGGAGATGGAAAAACAGGAAAAGGACATGGTAGAACTTCACAAGAGATGTGTAAAGAATTACCTTGTTCAAAGATCTCTCAAACACAGAAAGATTAAAAAATTCTTTATCGTATATGATTATTATCTAGGCACTGAGAATATAAGAAATTACTTTTTCAGGCCTATAGATATGTTCGTAAGGTTTTTATTGTTGGGTAAACTTGAAGAAATAGAAGACTATGTCAAAGCTGATTCTAGAAAGAAGAAAAGAAAACATAAGAGAAATAAAAGTATGGTATCTTCAGAGTCAAAAACTATACGAAGAAAAAATGGTAGAGATAAATAAGACCAGCAAGGTTTTATTCTCTGGGCCAGTATCTTCTATGGTTGCTTGTTGGAGAAATGCTTTACTCTTGGTAAGAAGATCTTATAGGATATCGAAAGAATCTAGAATTTCTTTAAGAAACCTTCAACATAATACTGGGGATATTAATGCAGTAAATGACTTAGAATTAGGTCAAGGTGTTAAATTTATAATCATTGAATTATGTTTCGAGAAATAGTAAAAGATGTATATATCGGTAAATCACAACTGGGGATCTGGGTAAATGGGAAAAGGGTCCCCAAAGAAACTCTGGTAAAGGATATTGCCTTACCAACCTTACTGGGAAATAAATTGCCAGATTATGGTACCATAGGAAATTTTACCCAGTGGGAATTCGAAGTTAACCCAGGAGGCAATCACAAATTATTTATCACAGGTATACCCAAGAAAACTTATGACTTGGATTTATACCGATTAAAAGGGAGATTATGGTCATCCTATTACGAGGATGATAAAAGGGGATACTTATTTCAGGTATTACCTTATGATGTTAAACACTTAGAAACAGAGATATAATATAATGGAAACAAAAGATTACGTAAAGATATTTAGACTAGATCAAGAGAACTTCCAATTTAATAGAGGGGAGTTTATGAATAAAATGGGAGAAGATTTACTAGAAGTATGCCAAAGGCAACAAAAGATAAACCCAGCAACTGGTCACACATATTATTCAGATTTTAAAAAGGTAGTAAAACACTTCGAGGATAAATTTAATGAAATCAGTCGGCAAAGTATAAGACCTCTATCCCAGAATTTATGGAAGGCATTCTTTGCAACTCAGGTAGTGCCCCTAAGAAAACTTTGGTACCCAGAAATACAAAAAAGGATAGAGGAAATGAAAAATAACTCTAGTGAACAAGACAAAAAATCCTCGAGAGGTAAAAAAGGCAATTATGGCAAAGGAAATCGTTGACCTTCATGGCAATATTTTTAAGGTAATTAAAGGTTGGGAATTTTATAACAAGGTTCCCAACCTTGAAGGAAATTATACCTGGATATTTACTAGGGATAGGATTACCGATACTCAATTCATTTTGGCTTTAAATGAAGAACTCAATATAGCAGTTGGTTATTGGTATTCTAATATTTATCAATTATACGTAGCTCGTCCTCTTAAAAGGATTAGATACGATGAATCTAAGGATATAAGAAAAGAATATTTGTATAATGGCAAAAGACAACATAAAAAGATTTCCTAGACCTATGGGAACTACTGCAATGGCAGCAGAATACCAAAAGAGTCAGAATCTTGAAGATTTACAAAAGGTATACAACTACATTATCAATCACTGGTTGATGGGTAATGGTATGCTATGTGGGATTATGTATGATATTAATACCTTCTCAACAAAGACAGGTATAGATATCAATTACATACGAATATTTATGAGAGATAGATTATTGCAATCTAAGCTCTGGGATAAAGAAAGACAGGAAGAAATGCTACAGGCTTTATTGGGAGAACAAGTAGCATGGGCTTTAGAAGATAGAATGGAGATATCCCATCAGGTAAACATCCTAAGGGAATCTCAGGGAGGGCATTACACTCCATTCATATCGGCTGAATTGAATAAAGCTCTTAAGATGAAACTGGATTCTTCTACTTCATTACAGTCTATCATACGTACATTTATGGGTGGAGGAACTACCAATATCTTTAATCAATTTGGAGATACCCAGAATAATCAATTAAATCAGAACCAAGGCATATCAATAGATGAAGCTAGAAAGATTATCCTAGAATCTCAAAAGATAATGGACAAGCCACAGGAAGCCAAATTATTGGCAGATCACTATGATTTATCTTCTTTACCCGAGGTAGTTGCTACTAAGCAAGAAGGAATTGATACTACCAAAGAGGGCCTTACTTTGAATACTGCAGAGATGAGGCAAATTACCGATGATTATAAGGGAGCTATGGAACTCTCTTCAAGAGAACATCATGAATTGAGAAGAGAGATAGAGGCTAACATAGATCCCGAGGATCCAGACCCAGAAATGGATATCTATTTAGATGAAGAGCAATATGAAGAAAAAGAGCCTACCTCAATAGCTGAACAATTCCTCAACAGGTAATCGAGGTTTATTGCATAATTAATTTATTATTCTTAAATTTGCATCAAAATAAATAATAAGATTATGGATAAAACCACATTAAAACAGCTTAAACCAGGTACACTATTCAGATTAAAAGACTCTGAATCCAGTCCAGTATGGGTAAGAGATCATTATGATAGGTCTTCTAAAACTTATGCTTGCCATAAATACGAAGACTACAATCATGAAACTTTCTTCAAAGGAACCAGAACAGTATTCATTAATTTTACATATTAGACATTATGAACATCAAAAACCTATTCAACAGATTTCGTAAACGGGAACCAGAGTTAAGTTATTCCCTGAATCTAATCTACCTAGAAGATACTAAGGTAGTATTCAATCAGAATATACAATGTGCTAAAGACCTAGAGAATTACCTATCTGCCTATATGAGACTATTTGGCATGTATTCAGATAAGCCTTATGTACTAATCTATCGGGAATACAAAAACAGATATTGGGTATATGACAAAGAACCTTACCTACTATACTACAAGGTACCACTTATAGTTAACCTCAGTAGAAAGCTATCAGGTAAATCAGACATGGTAATAACCAAAGAAAAATACCAAGCTGCTAAGGATTTAGTTCCAGCCCATGAAGTATCTGATAGATTCAAGATACCAGAATATATTACTGGAGTCTTTACAGATATCTGGTATAAATGCCAAGGATATATGGATACGGACCATGTTGGTTTAGAGGAGATACTGGAATTGATGCAGCACAATTGGTTAAAGGAATTTGAATTGCTGGTATTCAAGAGGAATTACGATACAGATATGTTATTCCTTAATCATTCTCTTACCTATATTTTGGACCAGACAGAAGAAGAGGGCCGAAGAATATGTATTCAAAACATTATCGAACGTAACATAAATCAAGAAAATCAAGATGAAAACGAAACAGTTTAACGTAAGTCAGTCTAGAATATATCCAGATATAAGAGATAAGTATCTGGATTATATGGGAGAACGATATAATATGTTCATTTCGGATGATACTCTAAAGAATGATCTCAGAGAAATCCTTCGAAAGGGTACTAATAAAACTATCCATTTCAATATCCTAGAAAAGAACTCAGATCTCTTGGTATTTGAAACCTCTGAATACAGTAAGCTATTAGAGTTCACTAACCATTATCTCTGGATATTCAGGCTAGTAAACGATAAATGGAATTTAATCCGATACAGAGTATAAATTCGAAAGGCAGACTAACTATCTGCCTTTCTTAGCGTTTACACATATCCTCAGCTTAGTATTCCAGAATTTGCATATATAATTTAAAGTGCTTATATTTGCATAAGAAAAATAATTAATAACATTTTAAAATTTTAGACTTATGAAAAATAATGAAACCTTCCAAACCACACAACATCTAGACAAGTTAGTTACTAACCTAGGTCTTCAAATCCAAGAATTATTTTCCTTAGACTTAGAGGAAATCCTAGATTACAGCAACAATCTAATGAATCTATTAGTTAATGCCTACGTTGAAAACCAATGCTTAGCATTATCTGCAATGATATCTAAACAGGACGGATTTGCAATATACTCTTTCTTATTTCAAACTCCCGATACTTCTAATGGTGCTGCAGATGCTCTGGTAAACTTTGCCATGAACTTTACTGATGGAGAAGCTAATATCAAATCTATCAACAGAATATCTTCAAACATAATGCAAATCACATTTACAGTATGACACCCATAAGAAGACTTTTAAATATCGTACAATTTGATCTAGCCGAGAAACTAAACTTGGCTAGATTAAGATGGTACCATCTTAATCATCAGGACCAATACCTTCAATCAGTAATCTACGGTAATCCTGATAATTGTACCTTGTTCAGACTAAGGGAAGTACTTACTAATTTGCTTAGAGCTAACTTCTTAAGTTACTACATATTAGCAGATACTCCTAAATCTCTATCTATTTCAATACAAGGTAATGCTATCATTACATTTGTGATAACTAAAGACAATTACATAACTTTTACAATAACGAAATTATGAGCACAACTCCATACCCAGGTCCAGATGAAGTAATTATACCATCTCGTATATATTTCGATGAAGGTAAGAGAATAGATGTTAAAGTATGGCCTAAGACCATTCAATTAACAGGTCCCACTAAGGATTTAAACAAGGTATTCAAAACCCTTGAAGAATACGATGATTGGTGGCATCAGTTTAAGAAAAAGAATCCAGATGCCTTCCGTAAAGATGCGAAATATGTAAAATCCATTAATGGCCTCTTCCTTATTCAGAAAAGGCTCTATCAGATACCCAATAGAAGCCTCAGCTAAGTATTCTGGGATATTGCATATTTAAAAATTAATGATTAAATTTGCATCAGAGAAAAGAAATATATTAATCATTTTAAAAATAGACAGCTATGAACTTGAACAACATCACAACAGCACTCAAAACCGGTATCACAATTTACCAATATGAACAATGGCAAAATACTGGTTCAGTCAACCTAATGCAAAAGGAATCTCATATGCTTTCCAAGGTTTGGCTTAAGACAAATATCCATAACCCGGATTCTTTGGATAAACCCTTTATCCAACTCTCTGCTACTTTTACTTCAGAATTCGATATTCAAGAATACAACGAATGGTTAAGGGCTAACCAGTACAAATTATATCCATTGCTACTAGATATTCTCAAGATATCACTAAAGGATAATTTCTACGATTACTCCAATGCTTCTAATATTCATTACGAAGGAGGGAAATTCCCAAGTATGCTTACCATTCAATTATTTAACTTAGAATTCTAATGTCATGAAACTAACAATAACAATAAACGAATACCCAATCGGATGGGAATGGCTAGACAAAGTACCCTTAGAGGACTTTACCTGGCTAATCGAAATATTTGCTACCATGACCGATAATACAGATACTTATGATTTTGCTACTTTCGATAAGGAAGCAACCAATGGAGAACCTCCCTATCCTGTAATCGAAATCAATAGGAAAGGCTTAGCTAACTTCCTAAACGATGACCAAGGCTATGAACCAGGTATATCAATGTACGGTCATTACATAGTATGTAAATCCCTAGATATATCTTCAGAAGAGGAATACATGAATCAATTAACGGACATAGAACTAATCTGTAACGAATTATGAGAACAGCATTATACTACATAGGAATAGGGCTTATCTTAGTCCTATTCCTTAATTCCTCAGGGCCTAACTTAGATACCTTCATACCAGGTAACCCATGGGAACATTATTGCAAATATGAATTGCACAAGCATCCATTCCATACTAATGAGAAGGAATATAATTATTTCCTTGATACTTTTACTAGCACGGATAAATATGAACAAATAATGGAGATATATGCTAACCCAAGGTAGATTTCTAATTTCATATCAGGTATTCGATAATATACCGGTAAATAATAACGGACAAACGCATGTACGTGAAATACTAAAGGATACCCAGGCCTTTACCTTCAGTTATCGAACAGAACAAATAAGAGATTACCTCAAATATCCTGGAGAGGAACTTATATCCGAACATCTACATATGATTAATGCCTTGAAAGAAATCCGAAATTATTGGAATCTTACTTCAGAAAAGGTAATCATAACAGATATCACACCTATTCCTCAGCCATGATAACCATGGTTTGCATATATAAAATAAATATATTACTTTTGCAGAGTAAAATTTAATTATTAACATTTTAATTTGTAGACTTATGAAAAATAATGAGTTATTAAAAAATTATGCCGGTATCTCAACCCGTATCCGCAGAATCTTTGCTTATCACTACGACCAAATCCAACGGGAAGTACAAACAGAGATTTCAACCCTTAACCCAGAATTACAGGGACAATTCATGGACTTAATCATTGAATACATGGAAGAATCCATGAACTGGCCCGATCCCGATAACCAAGAAGCATTCGAAAAACAATTACTCGGATAATGCCATGAAAACAATTGCCTACATTATGAGTACCTATCACATAGGTACTTATGACTTAGATATCAGGGATGTACTCAAATCCTATATCATTGCCCGATACTATGGATGGGAACCAAAAGAGGAAGACCTAGAGGAAATCATTTCCAATACACCCTATTTCAATATCCACGTAGAGGATGCTATCTACGAAGTCCTAACAATGCCAAGAGAAAAAATAACCATTTAAAACAAAGAACTTATGAAAATATTAGAAAATATCCAAGACCTTAAGAAATTACTTCTTAATCCCTATACCATTTATACTTATGACCATGCTGGTGGATTCATTATTAATGACACTATCGACTACATCGAGATTTACGAAATCGAGATAGAAGACGAACCCTTTGACGAGTTCCTTGGTAATATTATTACCTATGCTTCAGAGTATGACTTATTCGAAAACTTGAGAGAAAATCTTATTCGCATGGATTTAACCAAAGGTGCGGATGACCAATACTATGATTATTCTCCTTCTCAGGTAGAGGCTATCCTATTCGGAATTCTTCAATTAACTCCAGGACACCAAGATATAATCGTAATTGATCTCAAAAAACACCTAAAATCCTTTATTCAAGACAAAGACCAAGCGGAAGAGATGATAACCCAATATACCTGTTATTACAATGCCATCAAGAGATGGGAATCCAATCACAAGGAAACAGAAATCCTTCATCAACTTGAGATATCAAACCTACTCGAACAATTAAAAAATAACTAAAACAATGAAAACAACAAATCCTTCATCAAGAATCACAATCAGTCAGAAGGGTAATCAAATATTATCCTGCAAAGTATACAAAGAGCCCAACTATATATTATCTATGTCCAATGAAGAAATATTAGAACTCATCTCTGGACTAGACTATATAGGTAACCTACCAACGGTACCAGACCTAGGGAAACCAATAGAGATCCAAGTCTCAACCACCCGACAAATACCCTTAGAACAAAACAAAGAAGTCCAAACCAAAATCAAAGAGATAATATACAATAACCTCTATGATACTCTAATAAATGAACTAAAGGATACCATCTCTAGGTTCCAAGCCCAGTATAACATCCAAGAGATAAACCCATACCTACAGGATATACTTCAGAACCCAGAAGATCTAGTATCCCTCTCCCAACACCACAAAAGATAAATAAAAAGAATACCTAGAGCCTTGAACACTCTAGGTATTTCTGTGTACACAAACCAAGTAATAATCAATTCAAAATAAAACCAAGTATACAGATACTAGGTACACAACCAATATACCTACCCCACTCCCAACAAAGAAATATACAAATAATACAATTAACCTCATATACACCTAATCTGAGATATCACTAACTAAAATACAAATCCCCTATATCACAAATATATAATACATATAACTAATACTAACTTACCTTTCTTAGGCTCTTGGTTTATTCCTTTTCTGTGTACCAACGGGGGTTTTTCGAAAAAGTCAGGAACATACCCCTTTGGCTGCTCTCACTATATCAAACACTATAGTTCTCAAAATTTAAAGTACTAAATCCTTGAGGCCCCAGAGGCCATTTTAGGCAATAAAATCACCATACATGGCCCCTCAAATCACAGAAAAGCAAAAAGTACACTCTGGCAATAGTTTTTGAGATACGTATATAAGCCTTTTTGACACGTAGCTATTTTAGTAACGCCTATATATAATATACTAATATGGGTGAGATTTAGATACGTATGTATTTTAGCTTCACACGTGTAATTGAAAAGTGTTCTGTTTGGCTAGTTTGTGTAATCTAGGATTTAGGTTGTGATTTTGTGTACCTAGACTCGGATTTTAATTGCCAAGAGGCTAGGATTTATATTAAAATTGTGTACCTAGAGGGGCCATTTTAGGCTCGGATTTTATAAAACTGGGTACACAATTTATGCCATAAATGGCCTCGGATTTAATAAATTTCTAGGCAATCAAGGAGCCAATTTTAATTGCCATCCTAGTAATATTGTTGTTAATTGCATAAGTATTTATATTATGGTTATTTTAGATAATTCTAGGACATTAGGGGCCTTCGAAAGGCAATCAAGGATATTGCATAATTAAAAAATAGTTCTTATATTTGCATCATAGAAATAAATAAAGTATTAATCATTTTAATTTATAGACTTATGAAAACAAAAGAAGTAACTATCCAAAACATTAAATTTAACCTCAGTACCAAACCCTTAGTATCTGAACCAGAGACTTATCCAGATTATCCTTCAGCCCAAGTAAATCAGATAATCAATAAGATCATCACTAATCTTATTAACTACTTACCAGAGTATCCCTGGTACGAATACATATATAATTCAAATGACCAATTCGACGAAAACTTACCAGAGCTAATAAATGCTGGCAATCACTTTATCAGCCTTTACATTAATACCGATGATTGCCTAATCGAATTTTCTACTGAGCAACCAGATTCTTCAGATAACCTTTGCGAAGACCTTTCCCTTACTACAGCTGGTATAACCTTCACAATATACTTCGATTAAACCTAATTGCCCAGGCCTAACTAAGGTACCCGGGCTTTTCTATGTACATACCTAAGAGGCCATCTATAGACTTCATATAATCATTTAAGAGGTATTAGAGCTTTACTACACATATACTTACTAGCCTTCTATAAGAACCCACTAGGCCTATCTATAGATCTTATAAGGCTTACCTAGGTACGCTAACTATCGACCATATATGGCCTTCAGGTAATAGGCATATAATATACAGATATTCTATAGCCACTTAAAAGGCCCTCCGAAAATCCCCTAGAATCTTCTGGCCATGGGGATTTAGTACGAGGATTACCAAGAGGATATAGTAAGGGAACCATAGAGGGCCCTAATCTGTTATCATACAGGTATTATATAGCGGACAACGTGCGGGCAATTTAGGCCGCCCGGAGGTTAATGGGTGGAAATTTGATAAAAATTTTTGATAATAAATAATGTATGCGCAAATAATAAAATTTTTGAGATATGCAAATATTTTCTGAAAATTATTCTTAAAATAATAAAATTCATTTTTAACAAAAAAATTTCTCGAATTTTTTTGTAGATTAAAATAAAGTCCCTATCTTTGCAATGTCGGAAACGATAAGAGTTCTAAAATTTAATAAGAAAAATTTTCAAAAAAAAATCTTTGAAAATTTTGCAGATTAAAATATTATTCTTATATTTGCATAGAGAAATAAAAAACCTTTTCGAGTTTCTAATAAAACTTGAATTTTTATCGAAAAGGTTATAATAAAATAAATTCAAAAATTCAAGTATTTTTATTATGGAAGAAAAAAAATTAAATTCAGTTGAGAATGTAAATGTAGTTGTTGAAAATTCAAAAGAAAAAGTAAACAAAGTGAGTGCTAAAAAAGCTAAAGCACAAGCAAAAGCAAACAATATTCTTTATAAAGATATTCTAGCTAATTTGAATAGATCTACTGAGGGACTTTTAAAAACTTCTTTCGGTGTTAAAAAATCAGACATTTACAAAGAAGAAATTTTTTCAGAACTTTCAGATAAAGAGAAAAAAGTTGCTCGAAAGAAATTTAGAAATACAATTCTTTCTTTATCTGAATCGTTAGTTCAAGAAAAAGATAAAACACGGTTAGAGAAGCTAAAAAAAGCGTTTTTAGACTTTTATAAGCAAGTTTACAAAGTAAATGATTTTTCGCTTTCTTCAGTTTGTTCTGAAAATATGAAAGAAACAAACAAAGATATTTTGAAAAAGGCTTTACAGATTGTAAAAAAATAAATTGTTTAATCAGAGTAAGGAGTTAACTCCTTACTCTTAAAATATGGTTTATGAA